ACCATTGAAGCTACGTCGCTGATTTGACGACGCTCAGCCATATACTTGATCTTGACGTTCTTACGCTCATAGCTAGCAGAACCGGTTGCGAAATCAGCTCCACCGCCGCCCTCAGCGATAAATGGGTCGAGGTCAAAGCCATGCTCGTTTACAACAACGTACTCGTGGAGAGAGTTGCTAACAGAGGTCTTAGGCATATTACGCCACAATGAAAGCTCGTCCATAGTATGGGTCGCTACAGAGAGCATACCCTCGATAGACTGAGGAACGAGTGGCGAAAGACCTGCAGCCGAGTCGGGGATAGCAGGAGTTTGATAGCCCACAAGTCCGGCACTCTTACGGAGTGCTTCATTGAGCTTAACGAGGTCTTGAGGGTCAACCATTTGGTTAATATCAGGTAACATAGCTTACTCCTTAGTAAGAGAGGTCTGCTGCAACATCAGCAGGATTGAAGTTAGACTCAAGTTGAGCAATACCCTTACGCAGTTGTGAAACACGGCTTGGGTCATTGGTGCTTTGAAGCTCAGCGATAGCCTTGCTCAAAACGTCAGCTTTAGAAAGACTTGGAGCTGCTTCAACGACCTCAGCCGGTGCAACCTCAGCCTCAACAGTGACTGCTTTAGGTGCGAGAGGTTGTGAAGCAAGCTCAGCAAAGCCCTTTTCAACTTTCTCGTTAATACCCTCAATAGCGTCGAACTTAGCCAATAGAGTTGCGAAACGCTCCTCAATCAAAGCAAGGCTCTTGTCCATACGCTCGACAAGCTCTTTGTTCTGACTAACGATAGCGTCAGCACCCTTAGCAATGATCTCAGTTGAGTTTTGATCGGGTGTAGTGGTGATAGCTTTAGAGAGGTCTTCAAGCAGACCCTCCAAGCGAGAAACGTCAACAGACTCTACAGCCTGCTCAGGTGCATTGTCCACGATCTGATCGGACATAACATGACCTCCATAAGTGATTAAGGTAGGGGTGATAGTTTAGTTATTATAACTTGTTTTAGCTCTCGCCACAAGATTACTAGCAATAGTACGGGCTTGTCCACTAGAAAGGTGAGGGAATACTCTACCTACAACCTCTTGTAGTTGTCGGACGCTCACGTTAGGCATAGCTTTACACTCGCCCTTAACCGCTGAGATCATCTCGTCCATACGCTCGCTCATCATCTTGTTCATCTCGTCTTTCATTCTATCATACATAGCCTGCTCTAAGTCTATAGCACTAGACTTTTCTTCCGAGATAGATGATGGAACAAGATTAGATAGACCCTCATCAGCAGGTTTAGCAGGCTCTTGATAACCTACCTCGCCTTTGTTCATCATATCATGAATGGCTTTCATGACCTCAGGGTTACGTATCTCAGGGTGACACTCAACAATATCTGCTGCGATCTTATAAGGTGACTTTTGCTCGTCCATGCTCTCTCCGGTCATAAGTGATCTCGCTAGTAACTCTAGCTTAGCGTCAGGATTAACAGGTGCTGACGTGATAGCGACGTTGAGTATCTTAGCCCGTGTAATGATATGAGGGTTTTGTTTATCACGTGATAATACCTGACCCTCAACGCTAAATCCAAGCTCTCTTGGTAAATCGGCTTTACTGATAGCCTTAGCGGTTGATAACAGCTCACGTGCAAGTGCCTTATCAGTCATAAGGTAGCCCTCCACTCTCGTGGCTTTCTTACCGTCAACCATAACAGGTTTGACGGACGATGGGCAACCGACGATATTAGCTGCACCCTGCTTATGCTCGTAGTTGAACCAACCTTTGTCAAGAAAGTATGAAAAGTCCATACCGTCTTGTAGAATAACGTCACCCTGCTGATCAACTACCTCAGTTGAGATAATCCCACCAATCTTGGCTCGACTATCTTCCGACTTGTTAATCTCTACCGGCGACCACGTTGAAAACAGCTCGATATCGCTCATTGTGTTCTCCTGAAGTTTATATGATGAGAGGTATTATACCATGAGACTAGTTATTTGCTCTACAACATTACTAAAGTCGTCGTCGGTATAAACTCCCATCTTAGTTTCTATACCGTAGGAGTGCAACAACTCGTCCGTTGACTTGTTTACCGCTAGGTGTTCGCTAATTAGATATATCGCTAAGTCGATAGCCCTAATCTTAGTTGACTCTTGGCGTGTTATCCATACCTCAGGGATAGCTAGGTTCTCCGGTGTACAGTGATAGTTACGTAACAACGACCCATGATAATCAGCACCAACCTCAATACGGTCAAGCGGTATATCTAGGTAATGATCAACACCGCAGACATGAGCCATAATAGCTCGTCGCTGCTCAATCGGTAATGACCATCCCGTGAGGTTGGCAAAACCATCAAAGCATAGGTTGTTGATATGGCCGGTCACAAAGTCAATGATGCGAGCGTACCTCTCACGTTGCCGTTCCTCAGGTGTAGATGATGAGAATACTAGGCCGATTAGTACGTCCAACCCATACTTGCACCAAACAGCTCGTATACCCCTAACGCCGTCGAACCGTAAACCTTTAGCCGACTCGTACTTAAACTTACTTAACCGCTTATCCAAAGCAGGCTCTTTAATGCCGAGCGTCCGGCACATAGCCTCACGATCAAAATACATATCAGCCGAGTGCGGTGTTCTTATCACCTTGCCACCAAAAAACTTGTTGATCATCTTACCTCCTGAGGACGCAGACCACGTTTCTTTGAGTCATAATATCAAAAATAAATACCTCGTTCTAGTTTATCGGCTGCACCATATTTAATTTAGTTTTATTGCTTCCCTATTTCGTCCTCTCCGTCCTCCCGACCTTAATGATTTCGCATAGTTATGAGGGTGACTTTCACAGCAGGTGAGAGGCGTTTACACCGCCTATACTTGTCATTAACCTCTTAGCTAGGCGGTTAATAACAAGTGCGAGATGCTTAACCCGTTACGTTAGGAGCGGTTAATGACAATTAAACAGGCGGTTAGCCGCAGGTGCATTGTGTTGAGAATACAGCACTTAAGCGGTATGATAAAAGTATACCCTGCAACAAGAGAGGTTAGGTATGGATAATATCAGCAACTATTTCATGGATATAGTACCGGTGCTTGTAGCAGCCGGTGGCCTATTATGGAACTTTAGTAAACAAATCACCCGTATTGAGGCAAAGCTCTCCTCACTTACTCATCAAATTAATGACTGCAAGGCGGCCATTGAGAGTAACAGGCAGGGTCGCATAGAGGTCTTTGGCGTAATCAACAACACCCTCAAGGCTAAAGACAATGAGCTTAGCGACCGTATGGCTAGAGCCGAGACTAAATTAGATCAAGGGATTACGCCGAGCGAGGTTTACACAAGGTTAGCAAAACTTGAGGCAGAGCTAGATGCTCTAACAAAGTAGAGCCAACCATGAAATCCACGTTCGTGATACTTGTCATGATAGACATAGTAGACTCTACCAAGTTTATAGAGCGAGTGGGTGACATGAGGGCAAGTGCGGTTATGCGTGTTTATGATCGTATCTTTAGAGGATTACTGATCAAGTACGAGGGTTTAGAGATAGATAAGACCGACGGTGCGTTACTGCTCTTTGAGACTATGAAAGACGCTCTTAACTACGTGACCGCTTATCACGATATGGTGGAGCGTCACTTAGGTTTACGCTCCCGTTGCGGTATTCATTGTGGCCACGTTGTGATGCACTCCAATAACCAACTCTTTGTCTCTCGTGGGGCTAAACCTATTGAGGTGGAGGGTCTACAGAAAGCCGTGACCGCCCGTATAATGAGTCTCGCCGGTGGAGGTCAAACTTTTCTCAGTAAGAGAGCAGGTGAATATGCAGCCTCCATCAGAGGTAAACTGCTCATGAGAGATATGGGCATATGGCAACTCAAGGGCATTAAGCACCCTATGCAGTTATACGCTATTGGAGATGACGCTAACCGCTTAGCTCGACCCAAAGAAAACGATAAGGTTAAGATGGTACGACCACCTAAGCTCACGCCTAAGGAACGCCGTAACCGTTTCATACGCCGTTATATATTCTATCCCGTGCTGCTATTTACAGGGTACTTTTGGCTCTGCTTCATAGCCATGCTTGAATACTTGGGTTACTTTAAATACGCCGTTGCCACAACGATATTGCACTACGGTAAGTATCTTACACTCCCGTTCTACCGAGACTTTTGGACTTGGTTATTTGGTATGTTCTTCCCATAGGTCTTTGTCAGCGGTTTTTTGGGTCTTACCGCCGACAACAAAGGAATAAAGCCTCGCCCTAGCCCACTGCTGAGCTGATGCACCAACACGGTGACCTGATGTTGCCCACGCCTTAAGCCCTCGATCATATACTTTCTCAAGTATGGAACGCTTAATACCCGTAACTTTAGCGGCAGCTCTAAGAAACTCAGCCTTACCGCTAGATTTAATCTCGTCTCTAATGGCAGCAGCTAGTTTGGTCTTTGTGTACTTGCTAGGCTTGGTCTTAACCTTATCATCACCCTCCATAGGCTTATAAGACTCTTTACCCTTAATCCGAGCTTGTATCTGCTTTTTACGTTTCTCACGTTCCTTACCCGTTAGGCCGGTGAGATATTTCGCAGGTACGTGCGGCTCAGCTTTCTCCATAGCCTCCAATATCAGGTGACCGCCTGCTATAGCCGCCTCAATTTGATCGTCTACCTCATCACTACCAAGACCGTCTAATAGTTGCTCAACAACAGTTAGATCAATCGAGCCGTACTGCTCACGCCTCAAGGCTAGACCTATCTTTTTAGCTTGACTGCTGCTCTTGCTCATATCCCCACGTAACCTCATGGCTTTCTTGACGTGAGGGTTAAGTGCCTTTGGGTCTAACCGCAGGTGCGGTTGATACTCAGGTGTTTCTTCCTCAGGCTCAGCGTCAAGTGTATCGTCACAAGAGTCATCATCATCATCATCATCATCCGGCTCTAGTGATTTCTCAAAAGGTTCGGTACTCATGATCATAGGGTCTGCTGCATGAAGTCGCTTAGCATCTTCCTCAGTAAGCTCGTCAAGCTCACCCTCACCATCTAATATCTCTTTAGCGTCCTCAGCCTCTGCCACAACCTCAGTAAACGTTTTACTATCATCAGCGGCCTTGATAACCGTTTCACCCTCACTCGTAACCGTTTTACTAGCTTTGAGCAGTGCCGTAAAAGAAAGCACCGGTTCACCGCCGATTGGTTCACCGCCAATAGGTTCGTCAAAGATAGGATCATCGTCGCTTAATCCTAGCGATAAGGCTAAGAAACTACCTTTCTCAACTTTCTCCTCCTCTTTAACTATACGCTTAGCCCACGCAAAGCCTGCGTTACCTCCCCACAAATCCCAACTAATCTTAGCTGCTGAGCTAGGGTCTTTATGGTGTTCCTTAAATGCCTTGTGGCGGTTAAAGAAAGCTAGCATACGCTTAACCGTTGCGTAAGTGACTCGACCTTGAATGAGGTTAGACGCTCGCTGAACGCCACTACCTACACCCTCTTTCTTAGCTTGGCGAGTGTCTAAGCCACCTCGCCCATGCTCTTTACGTGCATCTAGTCCACGTTGAGCAGCATCTCTAACGGCCTGCGGTACTACAAAGCTCTTATCCTTGCTTGCCATTGTCGTCACCTCCCTCTGAGCCAAAGTTTTGCATATAACTACCGTCTAGGATTGTATCACCATTAGGGATAGGCTCAAGATCGTGTAACGCTCGCACCTCGTTAATTGTCATAAATGACTTAACCTTGTCGATGTTCATCTTAAGCTCCTCCTGAGTTGAGATTGTATCAAGACCGGTAAAGACAATCTCAAAGCGGTCGTCAAGCTGCATAATAACGTACTTGTTTAACCAACCCTGAATAGCTCGTAAGAGAGGGCGTAAGCCTTTCTCTTTACTCATTAAAACACGTTCTTCACCGCTAGCTTGGTTAAGCGTACTACGCTTGCCCTCGTCACCGAACTTAAAGCCGATCTCCATAGGGTCAATTTGGTACAACGCACAAATGGTCTTAATCAGGTAGTGCTGCCACTCTTGAAACTCCATATCCTTATTACTAGAGCTAAGGTTCAACGCCTTTAAATCCTCGTTACTATCAGGGTCGAGTTGGAGTAACGGTGTTTTCTTAGCGTTAGCCGACCCTGAGAGCATCTGATAAAACTCTCGTCTAAACTGCCTAAAGAGTTGAGGCTGCATCTTAGACTTGACGGCAATTATACCGGCGACCGATATACCGTTGGTGAAGTTAGCAGCGTTGTAAATATCAGCGTTAAGCAGGTGAGTGATGACCGTGATAGCTTCCTCAAGCTCAGGAAAACCATACCCGTGATAACGTAAATCGCTGCGAGGTCGGCGTATACCAAAGCATAGATCATCAGCGTTAAACTCAGCCTTAGGCTTGTTATTAATCACCT